AGACTCTATTGGTCCTTCGCTCATCTCAATGGGTAACGGTTGTTACGATGGTGAGCTGATGGGAGATGACTTCGTTGCATTGATGAGACAGGCATATCGTAAGGGTGATGTTGAGACTGATGGTACTTTTTTAGCTCTTTTTGATTTTTGTTCCCTTGAAGAATGGGACAGCAAAGACGCAACAACTAGTTATGTTGATAGACTCGTTACACTTTACGACAGAATCAGCACTCTCGATGATGAAGATAATTCAGTCTCCTATGTCGACAAAGAAACACTTTCAGTCTCTGAAGACTCTGATCTCGTGAAAGTTCTTCATGACAAATTCGTCTCTGAGGGCTTCGAGGGCGCGATGATCAAAAACCCGCAAGCACCTTATCAATTCAAGAGAAGTTACGACATTATGAAGCTCAAGGCGTTTTTTGATGCCGACTTACCTATCAAAGGCCTATTACAGGGACGCGGCAAACACGTAGGGACGCTTGGCGCATTTGTTGTGGAATACCAAGGGGTAAAAGTTCAAGTTGGTTCTGGGTTATCTGACGAGATTAGGTCTGAAATCTGGGACAACAAAGAAAAATATATCGGGAGGACAATTGAGATCAGATATCAAGAGATCACTCCAGATGGCTCACTAAGATTTCCGACATTTGTCTGCTTTAGAAATGACAGAGATTAAAAATGTACAAACCCTGGAGCCTTTATGCTGTTATATGCAGTGATTCAAGTATTTACATCGGGATTACTACCGATGTGCAACGTAGAATATATGAACACAATAATACAAAGAAAGGTGCAAAGTATACACGTTCTCGCCGCCCAGTTTCTCTAGTATACGTTGAATCCCATTCAGATCGATCTTCGGCATCAAAAGCTGAATCGAGATACAAAAAATTAAAACGCTCAGATAAAATAAAATCCTTCGGTATTCGTGTAAACGAAGGAAAACTATTGTATAATAAAATATACATTGACACAAAAGGACTATAATGTCATCATTCGATAAATTCGCAATTCCACAAGTTTTTACTGGGCTCCACGGCCACAGTAACTTTTCCGTCTACGATGGTTTAGGTTACCCTCAAGATCATATTGAGTTTGTCCTCTCTGAAAAACAAGGGATGGATAGCTGGGCACTAACAGATCACGGTAATGGTAATGGACTTGCTCATGCACACGTCGGTGCTAAGGCTGCAAAGAAGCGAGGTCAAAAGTATCGTCAACTAAATGGTGTCGAGTTCTATTTTGTACCTGATCTTGATGTCTGGAAGCAACAGCATACTACTCATAAAGAAGAACAGGCTGCGAACAAGGCTGCCAAAAAGCGTGTCACAATCTCATCTGATGATGAACAGGGTGGTCTAGTCATTGAGGACGAGAATGCTACAAAGAAAGGTCTCATTGGAAAGCCTGAGTGGAAAAAGTATTATCATCTTATTGTTATTGCTAAAAATAGAAAGGGACTTGAAAACCTTTTTACTCTAGTTAAAAAGTCTTATCGTGACGGATTCTATCGCTTTCCTCGTATCGACTTTAAGCTTCTAAAAGAACATGGTGAAGGGCTTGTCGTGTCAACAGCATGTGTCGGCGGGTTCGCAGCTGGTGAAATCTTTAGACAGTTTCCTGATAAATCGTTTATGGAACTAGGGCCCGATCTTGTTACTGATCCTTCTGTTTTGAGTCCCATTATGAAACGACTTGAAAATATGACAGATCGATTCGTTGACGCAGTAGGAAATGAGAACTTTTTCCTTGAATTACAATTTAATAAGCTTGGAGCTCAACACCTTTCTAATATGTGCCTCCTCGAGCTGTCTAAAAAGACAGGGACTCCACTTATAGCAACTGCTGATTCTCACTTCCCGAGTTCTGATGCGTGGGAGGCTCGTGAGCTATACAAAAAGCTTGGCTGGATGGGATCTAACTTAGCTGAAGAAACATTGCCCGAAAAAGAAGATCTAAAATGTCTCCTCTTTCCTAAGAACGCTCAACAAATGTGGGACGAATATGGCGAAGGACGTTCTGAATTTGACTTTTATAAAGGTACAGAAACTATTGTTAAGGATGCCATTGAACGAACACATGATATTGCCTGGAATCTTTGCGAAGATGTCTGGATTGATACTTCTGTTAAGCTTCCAAAACACGTTGACAAGGCTCACCCTGAAAGAGATGAGTTCCAACAATTGGCTGCAATTGTCAAGAAAGCAATTGTAACTGAAGGAATGGCCGACAAACCCGAGTATGTTGCAAGAGTAAAAGAGGAACTGTCTGACATTAAGTTCCTCGGACATTCATCATATTTCTTGACTATGACAGAGATCTTTAAGATCGCCGAGAAAAGAACGCTTATGGGACCGGGACGTGGGTCTGGGGCTGGGTCACTTGTCAACTATCTTCTTGGTATCACACATGTTGATCCTATACCTTATGATCTGCTTTGGGCTCGATTCCTTGGTCGACATCGTGTCTCTTGGCCTGATATCGATACCGATGCGGGTGACCGTGATGAATTGATTAATGCTGCGAAGGAATTATATGGTGATGAGGCTGTAGTCCCTGTTTCAAACTTCAACACATTAAAATTAAAATCACTAGTCAAGGATATTGGTAAGTTCTATGGCGTTCCTTTCATGGAAGTCAATGATGTTACAAACAATATTCAAGACGAAGTGTTCGCAAAGGCTCATGATCAAAATCAAGAACGTGGTGTCTTTGTTCTAAAGCACGAAGATAGCATGAAGCACTCTGATAAATACAGGGCATTCATGGAAAAGTACCCAAAAGTCGAAAAGCACGTTGCTACATTATTCCAGCAGAATAAATCAATCGGTCGACATGCAGGCGGAGTCATTATTGGTGAACCAGATGAAATGGCCAAACAGATGCCGATCATTGGAGTTCGTGGTGAGATGCAGACTCCATGGGCTGAGGGGATGAACTTCCGTCATCTTGAAGACAATGGCATCTTGAAGTTCGACTTCCTGGGACTATCACTTCTAAAGAATACTGAAAACTGTATTCGTCGTATTCTTCGGAAACAAAACGGCAGTGAGCCAACTTTCCTTGACATTAAAGAATATTTTGATAACAACTTGAATTGCCGTACTAATCTTCAGGATGATCAAGAAGTCTGGAAGCATGTCTATCATGAAGGAAGATTCGTTGGCGTGTTCCAGTTCACGGCAAGTGGTGCTCAACAGTTCTGTCTGCAGGCAAAGCCCACTACGTTAGTTGAACTAGCCGCTCTGACTGCTATTTATCGACCTGGACCGCTTAAAGCGAACGTGCACAAGAAATATGTAAAGGTGCGTAACAAAGTTGCTGCCGGTGAACCTATCGTCTTTGATCACCCTTCTATTGAAAAGGTCCTAAAAGACACTTATGGGTTCATTGTATTCCAAGAACAATTTATGATGCTCGCCCAAGAGATGGCAGGGTTCTCTCCTGGAGAGTCAGATAAGCTTCGTAAAACACTTGTCAAAATCTCAGTAGACTCTGCGGGTGGTAAGGTGGGCGAACGTGAGATAGCAAGAAAGAAGTTTGTTGAAGGTGCTCGGAATCTTCATGACATTGATGAAAAAATATCAAATAAGCTATGGTCTGAAATTGAGGCATTTGCTTCATATGGATTCAACAAGAGCCACGCCGTTGCATATGCTATTGACTCATACTATGCTGCTTGGTTACACACTCATCATGAGCCAATGTGGCTTGCTACTCTATTGCAGACGAACAATGACAATCCTGCTAAACTAGAAAAGACGATTGGTGAGATCAAAGCGCTTGGTTATAAATTCGCTCCTGCTGATATCAACTACTCTGGAAACGAATGGGAATACTCTGAAGACATTAGTTCGTTTGTACCACCGTTAAGCTCCGTCAAGGGCGTTGGAAAAACTGCAATGCTTGAAATCATGGGAGCTCGACCGTTCACTGATCTTAATAACTTGCTATTTGACGAAGAAGGTAAGTGGAAACATTCAAAGATGAATAAGACAGCATTCACATCTCTTTGTAAGATTGAGGCATTTAACTCAATAACTGAGATGCAGGACGGTACTATCAAGAACCACAATCAGTTGCTTCACATCATCACTGATGACAAGAACTACGAGACACTGAAAAAGGGCGAGTTCGGTCTCACTAAGACTCAACTAAAACGAGTGCTCAAGAACGACGAGTTCCCGGAGCCTTTGTTGCCCGGATTAATTGATAGATATAAGAACGTCTTCGAC